GCCTTATCAGGAAGATAGTAGCTGGCCGCGATCCTAAGAAAGACGGGATGGCCTACTACGTAGGGATGAGCGTCGGAAGAGGGAACATATGCTCGATAGTATTCGATCAAGACTCTTTCGATATGTATGGGGTGACTAAGTACGTCATATACGTGCAAGAGCCCGAAAGCCAGGTGGCCTGGAAGACTATAGAAAATATGCCTTGTATAATTGAATACGACCTCGACTTTTAAAATGAAGCCTCTAGAAGCGTTCATCGTAACGATGGAAAAGAAGATGAATGACACCATCACAATCGCTGGTGGCATTGAGCTGTACGTTGACCCTAAGTACGATGAGTTTAAGCACAGGGTCAACGAAGCAGAAGTGGTAGCTGTGCCTTATAAGTTTGAAACGGGTGTTTCACCAGGGGATACGCTGTACTTCCATCATCACGTGGTAGTAAATGATGGGCAACCGCTTACAGGGGAGAAAGACTCTTATATCGTGAACTACTCAGAAACAGCACTAAATAACCAAGCGATAGCTTATAGGAAGAAAGGAACCGATGAAGTGACTCCTCTTGGCGGATGGGTGGTGTTAGAGCCAGTAGTTGAAGAGAAAGAGAAGCTATCAGAGATTATAGAAGTAATAGAGTTCAAGGAAGAAACCATAAATAAGGGTAAGGTAGTCTTTTACGCAGACTATTTCGATGAAATAGGAATTAACATCGGAAATGTGGTCGCGTTTAACCCAAAATTTGGATACAAGTTTAAGATTGACGGAAAAGATTACCTGAGAATACGTCTTATAGATCTTCTGTATGTCGAAACCAACTGAATTTTCTAACGGAGACGCTGCAAAGAGGCTTATGGACGCCATGTCTCAAGCTATCAACAACATGATAGAAGAGATAAAGAAGCCTGTAGACCCAGAAGCAGGTGGTAGCGCTAGGAAAGCTGAGCTACAGTCGATTAAACAGACAGCTATAGACTGCAAGGAGCTAATTGTTGAGAGACAGAGGTTGGAGGAACTGATACGTGAACTAAATTCGGGATCTGAAATTGAATCAAGTAAAGATTATGCAGGAGGATTTGCAGAAAAGTTTTCAAAGTGAGGCTTTCTACGGTATGGAGGCCAGCGTAAACGTAGTAAAACATCGCTCATTCGATGATCTTGTTGACCTCGTTGGCAGTTGGGCTATTCACAAAGGTCTTGTATCTGAGGCTAATGCGACTCGCCAAATGCTTAAGGTTATGGAAGAAGTTGGAGAGGTGGCAGGAGCTTTAGCTAAAGGAAATAGAGACGACCTGATCGACGCTATTGGTGATAGCTTTGTGACTCTTATCATCCTTTCCAAGCAGATGAGCATTGACCCAGACTATGCTCTTGGTGTGGCATACGATGTCATCAAGAACAGAAAAGGGAAGACAGAGAACGGAGTATTCATAAAGGACAAGTAAACGGAAACCCTAAATAATATGTTAGACACCCTTGTAACTGTGGTTGATTCGCTGCCAGCGGCAGTGGACACCATCGCAGCTGTTGCAGATACTGCAATGGTTGCTGTAGAAGCACCGAACGAAGCGGGTGCTGGAACCAGCTGGGTCGCGCTTGGAAATCTCATGGAGATCCTTGTGGCCTTGATGGTGTTGGCTAAAGTTGTCATCAACTTGACGCCGACAGAAAAAGACAACAAAGTCTTCGGACTTGTTGATTCTATCTTGAACACTATCGTTCCAGATAGAAGAAAGGCGTAAGCCTTTTTGGTCAGGTAGCTCAACTGGGAGAGTGGTTGGTTTTTACCGATCGGCTGTGGGTTCGAATCCCTCCCTGACCGCAATCGCACCCGTAGCTCAGTAGGATAGAGCAACTGCCTTCTAAGCAGTCGGCCACAGGTTCGAGTCCTGTCGGGTGTACAATTTAATTCAAATGAAGGTTAAACTACTTAACATCACCCCTGATGCTGAAAGGCATATCGTCGAAGTTGCGCGTGTTTCTAGCTCTCGCGAGAATAAGAAGGAGAATTACGAATCGCTCGTAAAGTACCTCATCGTAAACAAGCACTGGTCTCCATTCGAACACTCTTTTATGACGTTCGAAATAGAAACCAGCAAGGCTATCGCCATCCAGCTTCTTCGCCACAGGAGCTTTACGTTTCAGGAGTTTAGCCAGAGATACCAAGACGTGAACCAGCTTGGTGAGATGTTCGAGCCTGTAGAGTTGCGTTATCAGGCTGCGAATAACAGGCAGTCATCTACAGAGCCAGTAGAAAGCTCTGTGCTTGATGGTAAAGTGAAGATGGTACTTGCTGCATGTGAGCAGCTATACAACAACCTTATTGAGTGTGGGGTATCTAGGGAGACGGCTCGAATGATCCTACCTATGACTACCAAGACAAAGATCCATATGAGTGGAAGTGTACGTTCTTGGATACACTTTTTAGACATCCGTGACGACACCCACGCTCAGTTAGAGATACAGATGATAGCCAAAATTATAAAAGCTATCTTTGCAGAGCAGCTTCCTTCAATAGGGAGGGCGCTTAAATTTAACTAAATGAGTTGTCTTGTAGACGTAAAAGGATACCAAGAGAAAGGGATCGCCATCGATCCTAACGGAACCCATGGAGACGCAATCGAGCTTCATGGGCTTCTTGTTGTATTGCCTAAGCAGCCTCAGAAGAAGGACATACTGTTCCATGAGCTTCCAAAGAACAAGCAGTTCTGGAGAAGGGTAGAGGTTCCCGCTGAGCTTTCCAGGATAAAAACGATGGATGAGTGGATGGAAAGGCCGCAGGAATTTAGAAATAGATATTCCCCTTTCATCGAGAAGGAATTTAAAAGGAGAAGAGACGGGGTGTGGTTCTACAACAACGGAGTCCCTATATATATAACTGGAAGGAACTATATGTTCTTGCAGTGGACGAAGATGGACATAGGCTATCCTAACTTTCTAAATTTTCAGCGTGAGATATTTCTTCATCTGGCTGCTTGCGAGGTTGATGACCGTTGCCTTGGTCAGCTTTATACTAAGTGCCGTCGTTCTGGCTATACCAATATATGTTCCGCTGTACTTGTGGATGAGGCTACACAGGTTAAAGATAAACTTCTTGGCATACAGTCGAAGACTGGTAAAGACGCTCAGGAAAACATCTTCATGAAGAAGGTGGTGAACGTATTCAAGAACTATCCATTCTTCTTCAAGCCGATTCAAGACGGTACAACTAACCCTAGGATGGAGCTGGCGTTCAGAGAACCATCGAAGAGAATAACGAAGTCTAACAAGACGTCTAGGATGGGGGACGCTTTGAATACGATCGTCAACTGGAAGAACACCACGAATAACGCATATGACGGTGAGAAGCTGCACATGCTTTATCTTGACGAAGCTGGGAAGTGGGAGAAGCCGTCAGATATAAAAGAGGCATGGAGAATCGAGAGAACCTGTTTGATCGTAGGTAAGAAAATAATAGGAAAGGCGCTGGTAGGAAGTACCGTGAACCCTATGGACAAGGGTGGACGCGAGTACAAGAAGCTATGGAATGATTCAGACCCTGGGAAAAGAAACCAGAACGGAAGGACGGTGAGCGGACTGTACTCTATATATATACCAGCTTATGAGGCACTAGAGGGTTTCTTTGACATATATGGGAACGCAGTCATAGAAAACCCAGAAAAGGAAGTGGAGGGGATCGACGGAGAAAAGATTGCTATAGGGGCTAAGACATTCTTGAGGAACGAGCGTGAAGCGCTAAAACACGATCCAAGGGAGCTAAACGAAGTTATCAGGCAGTTCTCTTTTACGGAGGACGAGGCGTTTAGAGACAGCATCGAGGGAAGCATCTTCAACATCGGTAAGATATACCAGCAGATAGACGCCAACAACGACCTATTCCCGAACCCTGTAGTTACAGGGAACTTCATGTGGAAGGACAAGGATAAAGAGGTGATGTTCTCCCCTACTCCGCAGGGTAGATTTAAGGTATCCTGGATGCCGCCTCAAGAGAAGAGGAATGTAATCAGGGAGGAGAGAGGAAAGTTAGTACCGCCTAACGGTCACATAGGATGTGGCGGAGTTGACACATATGACATCGATGCCACGGTAGACGGAAGAGGATCTAAAGGCGCCATGCACTTATACAATAAGTTTAACATGGAGGTCCCATCTAACATGTTTGTAGTGGAATACAACTCTAGACCAGACCTAGCTAGTATCTTTTACGAAGATGTGCTTATGTGCGCTTTCTTCTATGGGTATCCGCTGCTAGTAGAGAACAACAAGTATGGGATATTCAGGTACTTCGAGTCAAGGGGATACGAAGAATACTTGATGGAGAGGCCAGACTTTTTGAGATCCGCAAACTCTCACGCAAACGTAAAGACGAGGGGGATACCATCCAGCTCTGCTGACGTTGTTCATGCTCACGCTCAGGCTATTGAGAGTTTCATACACAATCACGTTGGTATGAATAACGAGACATTCGAGATGGGGAATATGTATTTCAATAGGACCCTTGAAGACTGGATAGGATTCGATATAAATAACAGAACCAAGTTCGACTTAACGATCAGCTCTGGATATGCGTTGCTTGCCGCCCAGAAAGCTAAAGAAGAAAAGAAGCCTTCTTCGTTTGTAGACAAGACTTTTTTCAGAACATATCAGATAAAAGAGTGGCATAGGTAGTTTGATTATATTTGCGGAAATATCGCAAATACGCCTTTTAATGTACAAAAGCGGAAATAAAAATAGAGGTGTTCAGCTTTCTTCTGGGAATTTCCCGAACCCGTTGGCGTCTTCAGAAGAGAAGGCTACATCTGAGTATGGGTTGGCGTATGCGAAGGCAATATACAAGCAGTGGGGGAAGTTCGACGAGGACTCTTCTTTGTATAGAAAGAGATACAAGACGTTCGAGAGAAATAGAGATTATGCGAACGGTACGCAGGACACTGTAATATATAGGCAGTTGCTTACTTCTTCCGATCCAAACAACGGAGACGGAAGCATGATGAACATAGACTTCACGCCAGTTCCTATACTTCCGAAGTTTGTAAGAATTGTAGTAAATAAGATTCTGTCTCAGGCGCCATATCCGAACGTAGAGGCTATCGATCCTTTGTCTTCTTCTGCAAAAGACAAAGAGAAGAGAAAGATGGAGATGCTTATAAACTCTAAGCAGGCTCTTAGCGATATAAAGCAAAAGACTGGGATGACCATCGGAGTAGATCCAGATGAGTTGCCAGATACGCTTGAAGAGGCAGAGATCTTTTTCGGTCAGAACATAAAGACTACCGCAGAAGTAGCCGCTCAGATAGCCACGAACCTGACTCTTGAGTGGAGCGACTTCAACGACAATATCTTCAGACGTTGTGTAAATGACATAGCCACTGTGGGTATGGCTGCGGTCAAGAGAAATAACGATCCTAACTACGGGATAGTTACGGAGTACGTAGATCCTTCGAACTTCATACATAGCTACACCGAAGATCCCAACCTCTCTGACATGACGTATGCTGGTCATGTGAAACATATGTCTATACAGGAGCTCAAGAGGATTGCTGGGGATCAGTTTACAGAAGAGGAATACGAAGAGATAGCGAAAGCAGCTCAGAAGATGTACAGCCTCGACGTAAACGGTCTCAGCAGAAGGCAGTACGACAGCGGGACTGGAAGCGTTAGATATGGGTATGACGAGTATATGATAGATGTGCTTGACTTTGAGTTCTTGTGCAATGACGTCATTTACTTCGAAGAGAAAGAGAACAGACATGGAAACGTAGGGTTCCACTACAAAGGAGAAGCATATAAAGCCCCTCAGAACTCCGTGTTCGAAAGACGCCCAGTGAAGCTGGACAACATGGTCGTCTATGGTGGGTGTATGGTGATTTGCTGCAATAAGATCTTTAATTACGGCAAGAAGACCAACATACCAAAGAATATGCACGACATAACTAGGGCATGCCTCTCATACTCTGCCGTAGCGGTGAATATTAGAGATATGATCCCTAAGTCTATGGTGGACAGCTGCATAGGGTTTGCTGACCAGATACAACTATCTCACCTCAAGCTCCAGCAGTCTATAGCTAAGGCGAAACCAGACGGCATCATCATCGACATCGAAGGATTGGAGAATGTGCAGCTTGGCAAAGGAGGTGATCTCCAACCGCTTGAGTTGCATGATATATATGAGCAAACTGGTGTCTTCTACTACAGAAGTAAGAACCCAGAAGGCGGATTCCAGAACCCCCCGATCAGAGAGATAGGGAACACTATAAGGAATATCAACGAGCTTATAGGCATATATAACCACTACCTCAGGATGATACGGGACACCACTGGCATCAACGAGGCCATGGATGGTTCGTCTCCGAAGGGAGATCAGCTTGTTGGGGTTAGACAGCAGGCTATTAGCGCTGGAAACAACGCTATATATGATATAACGAACTCTTCGCTGATACTGTACAAGAAGGTTTGCGCTGATGTTATAAAGAGCATACAGATCATCCCGAACGACTCTGTCATATTCAGAGTGTATGAGAACGCAATCGGCGCTCACAATATGAAGGTGATCTCTTCTTTCTCTGACTTGTACATGTTCAACTTCGGTATTACCGTAGTAAAAGACATGGAGGAGATTGAGAAGCAGTATCTCGAAAACAACATACAGATCTCCCTTTCGCAGAAAGAACTTGACATAGAGGACGCTATAGCGATACGTCAGCTCAAGGACATCAATCAAGCAGAGAAGCTGTTGATCTTGAGAAGAAAGAAGCGTATGGCTTCTCAGCAGCAGATGGCTATGCAGAACTCCCAGATGCAGGCACAGATGCAGCAGCAGTCGGCTGCACAGTCCGCAGAGATTAGAATGCAGGAGTTGCAGGCTCAGTCTCAGATAAAGGCTCAGGAGATGCAGTTGGAGGCTCAGCTGAAGGTTCAGGTTGAGCAAGCTCTGCATGAGCTAAGAAAAGAGATAGAACAGATAAAAGCAGAAGCATACGCCTACTCAAAGGATGCAGAAAACTCCTTCAAAAAAGAGGTAGAGAACATGAAGGAGGACAGGAAAGATGAGAGAGTTAAGAAGCAGGCTGTTGAACAAAGCAAACTGATTTCTCAAAGAGATGGGAAGAGAGGCGAGCTAGAGGAGATAAGAGAGCAGGCGGCTGAAGCAGCGCAGGAAATTTCAACTGGAATCATTTCAAGAATACTAGGAAGATGAGCAACGTAGTAAATCTTGATGTCGCCAAAAGAGTAGACATCATATGCAGGAAGGGTGATACGTTTAAGCTTGAGATAGATCTTAAAGCGGCTGATGGGACTCAGGTAGCTCAGGGTGCATATAACTTCAACATGGAAGTTAGAGCCTACGACTATGCTAATACAGACTATGACTCCCCTAATTCTGGGGCTGGTGACACAAGCGCTGAAATAATACTTTCAACCAAAGACGATGCCAACGGTAATAAGAAAATAGCGTACACTACATCCTTAGGGAAGGTAATCTTTAATGTGCCAAATACTAAAATGAAGTCTGTTGCTGCTGGTCTCTATGTCTATGATATAGAAGCTATATCTACTGCAAACAGCGAGGAGTCTCAGACCTGGTTATATGGGACCTTCAAAATAAACGAAGACATATCTGTGTGATGAATGTTGGATTCACCTTACCTCCAGGAAATTCAATATCTATAAACGTACCAGAGTCTCAGTCCATAAAGACTGTAACCTCTGAGTTCGCCACCATATCTATAACTTCTGATAATCAAGTATCGCTGGATATTACTACGCCAGCGAGTAATAGTCTTTCTTTCTACCCACCCACACAGTCTGTAGTAAAGACGAGTCTTGAAAGACAAAATTCTTTATCTATATACCCATACAATCAAATACCTGTAGTAGAGGTTGTTCAAGGAACGGACGCTAAATACGGGGTATTCTACTCTACGTCAATGCAGCCATCTTTGGGCGCTAACGTAAAGAACACTATGTCATTCCCTACAGCAGACATAGCCAGTGGAATTACTGTTGTAGATGGAAACAAGCTTAAGTTTCTTACGTACGGTGTTTATAACGTACAGTTCTCTGCCCAGTTCGATAAAACAGATTCTGGTGTTGATCATGCTGACGTTTGGTTTTCTCAAAACGGAACAGACGTAAAGGACTCTAACACTAGAATTGAGCTCGATAAGAATAACGCCAAAATGGTCGCTGCCTGGAATTACTTAGTAAGGGCAGAAAATGATGACTATGTTCAGATACACTGGGCCTCACAAGATTCAGCCGTGCGGCTTTACTATGAGGATCCAGCTTTTTCGGACCATCCGTTACCCCTTAGGCCAAGAATACCGTCCGTAATAATCACAGCACATTTAATAGCTAGTGCTGTTGCTGGACCGCAAGGACCTGCTGGGCCTACTGGACCACAGGGGCCCGCTGGCGCTACTGGCGCTACTGGGCCCGCTGGGGCTACTGGCGCTCAAGGTGCTCAGGGGCCTCAAGGACTTGCTGGTGCTACTGGAGCCCAAGGCCCTCAAGGACCGCAAGGTGTTGCTGGGCCTGCTGGCGCAGCTGGCACGACTGGAGCACAGGGTCCAAAGGGGGATACAGGCGATACTGGTCCCACGGGTCTTACTGGACCCGCTGGACCAACTGGTGCAACAGGACCAACTGGATCCACAGGCCCTGCTGGAGCAGACGGGAAGTCGGTTACTGGAGTATCTGTTTCAAATAGGTCTGTTACAACAACCCTTAGCAATAATTCCACAGTAAACGGAAGTTTTGCTGTAACCCAAACTAGTATAGACGCCCCCTCAGGGACTGCTGCGGGGTCTGGCTTCTACTGGGATGGGGAAACATTCGTCGCTAAAGAATTTGTAAACCCAAACTCAGAGGCCATAACCGTTAGCCTTCCTTCTGGTAAGTCTTTTGGGAAGTATGGGCACGGAAGCACTATACATATAGGCAACGCAAGGTCCATGCTTGAGATAATAAGGGATGCGGTTCAGGACATACAAACACCAACGATAACATCAGTTAGTTTGTCTCCGAATCCAGTGGCTTTTAATACGCTATCTGGGAATACAACTTTATCTTTTACGGTTGGAAACCCAAACACGCTTATGGGGAAAGGGGTTACTGTTACTATAGAAAGAAAACAGGGCAGTGGGTCATACTCTGTTTTGCAGACCGTTTCTTACACGTCAGCAAGTAACAGCTTTAGCAACTCGTACGCATGGGGGCCAGTCACTCAGTACTCTACTGACAGCTTTACCTATAGAATAACGGCATCGGTAACAGAAAATCCATCCATTATATCGTCTCCTACGGAAGTAACAAGAACTACTAGTAATTTTGCTGCGCCTACCTTGTCCTCTCCTTCGGCAACGAGAAGGCTATTCACGGATTCTTTAGCTGGTGAGACGGATGCCAGCAGAGAGGTAGGGAATGTGACAAGCAATGTTTCATTTACAGTGTCTTCAGCGGCAAACACAAACATATATATACAAAGGGTTGATTTGTTTAGAGTTGTTTTAGGTGTAGAAACCTCGTTAAGATCATGGACGACTACAACGGATATACCAGCAAACTCTACTTCATATACTGTTTCTGGATATATTGATAGCGCTGCCCCATCAAGCGCCGCATCTATAATTTATAGGCTTAAAATATACGATTCGTATCAAGGTGCTACCGTATTTACTACAAGGGATTTTACAGCTGTTGTGATGAATAGGTACGCACACAAATTTGGTGCACATCCAAATGGGCTGCCAACAACCGCCGCCCAAGCTAAAACAATTTTTGACAACTTACAAGGAACAACTTCAACAACAAGCCTTTTAAGAACCACTACAGAAACATTCCCACACCCAAGTGGGTGGGCAGTGGCTGGAACAACTCAAACTAATTCCACCTCAAACTTTACATATATAATGTACCCGACTAATCAGTCTGCTTTAACGTCCGTTCTTCAAGGGGCGACTGAGGTTTTATCTGATTTCGAACAGCCAGTAAGTACCCTTAACATCGAAAACAAGTTTGGCATTTCAAATCCTTATAGGATATATAAGACTAAATCACCAGGCGCATTTGCAAGCGGTGTCGGTATAACTATAAAAAATGGATAACAAGCCATGCCTATATTTCCAGGTCTAGTAACGCACAACAACCCCAACGAAGCCATAATTGACGTGACTGGAAATCAGGTCAAGGGCCTTGGCGTTTTCGCTACCATATCTGGAGTCGCCCCGAACAGAAACTCATTGAGTCCTTCCGTGAGATGCGAAGGGTATATAGCGCTGGTAAAAGATTTAGATGTTTTTTACGTATACACTTCAACTGATCTAGGTAATACGGAATGGCAGAATGCTTCTAACTGGGTTCAGCTTGGTCAACAAGGCCCTCAAGGACCTCAAGGGATTCAAGGATTAAAAGGTGATACTGGCGCTACTGGAGCCGCTGGACCACAAGGCATTCAGGGGGCAACGGGCGCTACTGGACCTGCTGGTCCTACTGGCGCTACTGGACCTGCTGGTCCTACTGGGGCTACTGGACCTGCTGGAACGAACGGAATAGATGGAAAAACGGTATTAAACGGAACAACCAGTCCAGCGGCTAATCTGGGGGTTATTGGAGATTTCTATATAAACACGTCTTCAAACTTAATTTTTGGCCCAAAAACAGCTGGAGGATGGGGCAGTGGTGTTTCTTTGGTTGGACCTCAAGGAGCAGCTGGGGCGACAGGAGCTCAAGGCCCTCAAGGTATTGCGGGTGCAACTGGGGCTACGGGCGCTACAGGCCCCCAAGGGCTCCAGGGTCCAGCTGGCGCGACGGGCGCTACGGGTGCAGCTGGTGCAAATGGGGTTGATGGAAAAACAGTTCTTAATGGCACTTCAGATCCATCTAGTGGCACTGGAGTGGCAGGGGATTTCTACATAAACACTTCTTCAAAGAATATATTCGGTCCAAAGGTAGGAACTAACTGGGGTACAGGGGTGTCTTTAGTTGGTCCGACTGGGCCTCAGGGTGCTACTGGGGCCACTGGTCCTCAAGGACTTCAAGGTCCTACTGGAGCTACTGGTGCTACTGGTCCCGCAGGGGCCGCTGGTAAATCTGTCACGGGTGTTTCTGTAACAAACAATACCGTTACCACCACATTAAGTGATTCTACTACGGTTAGCGGAACATTCTCTGTTAATCAATCAAGCATAACCCCGTTAGCTGGTGCACAGGCTGGACAGGGATCGTTCTGGGATGAGGATTCTTTTGAAAACATAAGCCTTGCTAGAAATACCAGCATACCAGTCAGTATACCTAACGGCAGATCGTTTGGTAAATATATAACGAATGACACCATAACTATATCTAGTTATAAATCTGCGCTTGACTTAATTATAGACGCGGTTCAGTTAGTTCAAAATCCAAGCTTTTCTTCTTGGAGCGTAAGCACTATACCGTTTAACACAACGGATCCTTCTTCAGTTACAGTTAGTTATAACGCAAATAACTTAAACTCAAACCTAGGAAGGTCTATACGGGTTCTTGTGTATAGAAAAAATGAGGGGGCGTCAGATTCCACTTACGCTTTGATACATACATCGGCTAGCTTTTCATCGGCTGCAACTGGAAGTCAGTCATTTCCTAACTCATACACTCTTAGCGCTTATGCAACAGCTGGGTTTACGTATAAGTTTAGGGTAGAAGACGTTGGTGATAATAGTTATTTTGCTGAACAAGTACTTACAAGAAGTCCAGAAGCCTATTTGGTTCCTAGCATAGGATCTTTAACGGCGGCAAGAATTTCTACATCTAATTCTAGTGGTGAAATAAATGCTATTAGAGAAAAGGGAAACACATCAAGTACTGTGACGTTCAACGTGACGATAAACTCCGCAAACGTGCCCATCAACTCTTTAGTTCTTCAAAGATCTATAGATGGAGGCACTAGCTACACAGGCATACATGCATTTCCTTCTCCTTACATTGGAAGCAAAACCTATACAGACAACTACACAAATAATTCTTCGAGTCTTTCGTCTATACTTTATAGAGTAGTCCCAACCACAAGCTATCCATCAAATCCAACTGGTGCTAGTGGAAACGAAACAACTGTAACCTTATCAAAATTCGCTGTTAAGTTCTTGGCTTCTCCAAACGCTCTGCCAGGAACACCAACCGCTGCTGACGCTATTTATGACACCACTCCTTTTGCCAATAGTGTATTGAGAGATAACACGATAAGTTTAGGTGCCCCAATGACGTTTAACGGATCTTCTGACACAAACAACACAAGTAATTTTTCTTATATACTTTATCCAACTTCACTTGGTGGTGCGTTAAGTGTAATAAACATGGATGGGTCAACATCTGTAATAAGCGATTTTGGCTCACCAGTAGCGTTCAATATAACAAATCAATTTAGTGTGTCTATAGAATATAGAATATACAAGTCTAATTCAAAAGGAGCATTTTCATCTACAAATACATTAACATCATACTAAAAAATGCCCAAGTTTCCTGGCCCAGTACAACACAACAACCCCAGTGACTTTATAGTCAATTTGACTGAAAACCAAGTCAAAGGCCTTGGCGTGTTTGCTAGTGCCACAGCCAGAAATTCACTTAATGCCAACATGAGGGTAAATGGTTTTTTGGCTGTGCTTCAGGATGTAGACAAGCTTTATATATACAACAGCACTGATTTAGGTGATACCGCGTGGGCAACTGTTGGAAACTGGGTTGAAATAGGGTCTAGCACAGCATACACGCTGCCTATAGCAACAGCAAACGCTCTTGGTGGTATAAAAGTTGGGACTAACTTATCAATAGATGGAAGTGGAATTCTGTCGGCTACCGATACGAATACCACGTATACAGCTGGAAATGGTTTGACGTTAGGCACCAATGACTTCAATGTAGGGGGCACAACAGACAGGATAACGGTAAGTGCTGATGCTGTAGACATAGCGAGCAACTATATAGGTCAAGCATCCATAACCACTCTTGGGACCATAACAAGCGGCACGTGGAATGCTGGGTCTATTTCAAACGACTATATAACTAGTGTTGCTGGAACAAAAGTGACTGGCAACATATCTGGAAACGCAGCCAACGTAACTGGAACGGTAGCTATAGCCAACGGGGGCACTGGAGCTACAAGCGTAGGAGTGGCTAGATCTAATCTTCTTCCAGCTTATTCTGGAAATAACAACAAGGTACTTAGGGTAAACTCAAATCAAACAGACGTAGAGTGGTCCTGTATATCAAAGGATATGTTTTGTGTTCCAGGCACTATTCCGTCAACCACAAATCATATAGTAACATCTGTATATAGAGATGGGCAATGGAGGGATATAGAGATAAATGGATTGTACAGTTCAGGAGGGACAGTAACCGTAGCAAATGACAGCGTAGTAGTAAAGTCTATAAACTCGGTAACCCCGATAAGCGGTGCTGTCACCTTGTATGGGACGTCTATCTCTAGATCTGCATCAAACGTTCAGACGATAAATGCTGGGCTTGTTGCCGCTGAAAACAACATATCGACTAACTCGCAAGACATAGCCGCTATTCAGGCAGCTATAGCCCCTATATCAAAAAATCAGACTAAGTCTAGATTTGGATTTAGCCAGACATCAGCTGCGTTAGAAACGTCAGAGACAACTGGTTCATTCTTTAAAGGCAGCACTGGATATTTCTTTTCTCAGGCTAGCCCTGGAACCATAGAGATAAAGCTGCTTGATGACTCTGTAACGCCAACCCAGAGAACGATCATATATGGAGAGGGCAGAATAGGTGGCGCCCTTGTGGGCGTCCACAACACGTCACCATCTTATCCGCTCGACATCACGGGAAACACAAGGGTAACTGGCAACATAATAGTCACTGGCACTGTAGATGGAGTCGATATATCAGAGCTTAAGAATACTGTCGACAATATAACTGTTGGGGGCACAGAAGAAATTGAACTATTTTCGTACTTTATTTCGTAAGCATGCCTAATTCATATAAATCTGTAGCATA